TGACCAAAACGTAAATGTTGTTGAGTATAAAAACTTACCTGTTTTGACCACTGAGCAACTTTCAGAATTTTATGGGACAGATTCGGTTCGTATTCAGCAAAACCATGTTCGCAATTCAAATCGCTTTGTGGAGGGTAAGCACTATTTTAAGGTTGAGGGTCAAAATCTTAAGGATTTTGCGACTAGCTTAAAGATAGTCGCAAATTCTCAAATTGAAATCTCAAGCAAAGCCCGCTCCATGATTCTTTGGACTGAAAAAGGCGCAGCTCGCCATGCCAAGATTCTCGATACAGATCAGGCATGGGAAGTTTTTGAGAAATTGGAAGATTGCTATTTCGCAATGAGGGAAATTGCACAACCAAAGCCACCGAAAGAAAAACAGATTCAGATTGGCACAATCACTCGTCAATTTTCAATCATGTGCAAAGCATTGGGCTTTAAAGGTAATCAGCACACTTTGGCGGTTGATAAAGCTGTTAAAAATGCGACAGGTATTTCACCACTTGAAATGATTGGTGAAACCCATCTAATCGCTGAAAACAAACAACAGGTTTTCACTCCAACTCAATTGGGTGAATTATGCGAACCTAAGATCAACGCAAGAAAAGTGAACGAAATCCCTGCGCAGTTAGGTTTTCAAGAAAAGGCTGGCAGTATTTGGGCGGTAACACCCAAAGGCGAAAAACTTTGTGAAATGCTTGATACAGGTAAAAAGCATGGTGATGGTACACCAGTAAAACAGGTGAAGTGGTATCAATCCGTGATGGAAGATATTAAACAAGCATTGTTGAACGGAGTCGTACAATGAGACCTGAAGATACCACTTATTTTGTGATGGCTTTGAGCTTATCTGGTGAAAATGATCAAGATCAAGAGATTGATTTTATTATCAATAACGAGTGTTTTGTAATTGAAGCAGTTGAGCGATGCAATATGCTTGAACTCACTGAGGCTGAAAATAAGATCAAGCGCGCATTTCCAAAGCATAAGGTGATGATTACTTATATGCCATTGTTTGATATGTTTGGAATCCTAACAAGAATAGATGAGCTTGAAGCTGAGTTGATTCGGGATGGCTTAGTGGCTCATGTTGATAGCGCACCATTAAGACTAGGAATGGCTTTTGATTGGGAGCAGAAACACAATGCAGCCACCCATGGCGGCAAATGCTAAACACAAACCCACTTCGGTGGGTTTTTTAATGCCTAAAGGAAAGTTGTATGGCTACAAATAGCTTAGATTTCTTATTGAACTTACAAGTCAACACAACAGGCTTTGATCAAGGAATTAACGGCGCAAAGTTTGCTGTTAATGCGCTTGTGGGCGCTATGGCGGCGCTTGGTGTTGGGTTGGGTGTTAAAGAGCTAGCAGAAGCGGCAGATAGTTATGCAATGCTATCTGCTAAGATTCAGCAATCTACCAAAGATACTGGCAACTTTGAGCAAGCGATGTCGGGCGTGCATCAAATTGCACTATCAACAAACTCAAGCCTTGATGCGACAGCAACACTATTTACAAAGCTAAATACCGTTGCTAAAGACATGGGCAAGTCACAGCAATTTGCTTTAGACATGACTAGTACAGTCACAAAAGCAATTCAGTTGGGTGGTAGCAGCACGCAAGAAGCAGAAGCAGCAGTACAGCAATTCATTCAAGCTTTGCAAGGTGGCGTTCTTCGTGGTGAAGAATTTAACAGCATCATGGAGGGCGGTTACGGTTTAGCTGAAGCACTTGCAAAAGGCTTAGGCGTGACCACTGGTGAACTACGCAAGATGGCTGAGGCAGGGGAGCTATCAGCAGAACGTGTACTGACAGCGCTCGAAAAGCAAAAGGCAGGCGTAGACGCTCAATATGCTGAAATGCCTTTAACCATCGGTAACGCACTTCAAAAAATTGCTACATCTTGGCAAATCTTAATTGGTGAGATGGATCAGGCAAGCGGTGCAAGTGCAACGGTGGCTCAATGGTTGTCTACTATCGCTGATAATTTAGATATCGTTGAAGTTCTTTTAAATGATGTTGGTGACGGATTCGTTTGGTTTGGCGACCAACTCAAAAAGATTGACACTCAGACAATTGAAGCGCTTGAAACTGCATTACTGTCTGCTTACGATGCAATCAAATCACTTGGTGCTACAGTCGGCACAGTATTTGAAACTACTGGAGATGTGCTTAATACAGCTCTTGGACAAATATTTAATTTCTCTAGTGGAATTGATTCAGCATCTGATAAAACCAATGGTTTTACTAAAGCACTTCAAGCTGTAAATGTTGTATTTGGCTTCCTGAGTGATGGTTTTAAAGGTATTAATATTGGCATCAATTTAATTATTGGTGCTGCTTATGATGCTGCTGGTGCATTTAGCTACTGGAAGTCAAAAATCACTTTTGGCGACACGTCAGCCCAAGCTGTAAAAGATTTTGAAGTAATGTCTGCGAAAGCGCAGGAATATTATGAAAAATCATCTAATGCGGCGATGGAGTTTAAATCTGCTGGTGTTGAAGCGATCCGTCAGATTGGATTGACTCAAGATGAAAAAAATGCTGAACGTGTTGCAAATAATGCAAAGACACTTGCAGATCTAAAGGCACAAGAAGCTCAACACGTTACAGACTATAAAGCCATTAGTGATGAGCGTATCAAGCTGCAACAGCAATTGGTTGATGCACGCAAATCAGGTGATCAATCTGCTATTGATGCAGCCCTTGCGGGTCTTGCTGAACTTGATAAGAAAGAAAAAGCTTATCAGGCTGAAAGCAAGAAAATCAGTGATGAGAAAATAAAGGCTGCACAAGACTTGGTGAATGCTCAAATCGAAGCAGCAACCAAAGGCGGTGTGGCATTAAGTGATAATACTAAGAAAACTATTGAAGCTAGTGTGGCAGCTCAAGGTCTAGCAGTTGAGTTTGATAAAACTGGCAAGGCGATTGTTAAAGCGATTGAGCAAGAGGCAGGTAGTGCAGTTGTAAGCTTAGATACAAGATTAGCACAGGCTCGTAAGGGTGCTGCTGACCTTGGGCTTGATCTTGATGTCGCACTTAACAAAGTATCTGAGGGGTTTGCAAAAAAATCTACATCACTTAATGACTTCACTAATAACCTTGAGTTGATGGGGGTTAAAGGAAAGCAAGCTGCTGATGTTACCTATGAAGCTTGGGTGAAGTTGTTAGAAACGGCTAAATCACAGGCTGAGATTGATGCTGCGAAAGCCAAGCTTAAAGAGTTTGAGTCTCAGGGCGTATTTTCAACAAGACAAGTTGAAAATGGCATGTTGGCTTTGGATATTCAAACTGGAAAAGTCAAAGAGACAACGGACGAAGTAACAGAAGCGTTTAAGCGACTCGGTATTCAGACTAAGGAACAACTCGCATTACAAGCTAAGCAAGCATTGATGGATTTTGAAATGGTTCGCAATAGTGGTCAGGCAACACAAGCTGATTTACAAAAGGCTTATCAAAAAACTATAGATGCCGCTTATGCAAGCGGTGATGCTGCACGTATTTCTGCTGCAAATTCAAAAGCTGCCTCACTAGGCTTGAAAGTTCAGGTTGATGAAACTGGCAAGGCATCTGTCAAATCCATGAATGATTTATCTGACTCTGTTGAAAATGTTGGACGTACTGCTCGTGGCTCTGCTGCTGATGGTTTCCGTGAATTAGGGCGAGTTGCCAGAGAAGAAGCAAAAACCAGTCTGGAAGAGTGGGAAGATGCTATGGCGAAGATTAGTGCAGAACGCAAAGCGCAATCAGCATCGAATTCTAAAGGGTTATCTGAATTGCAAGGCGGCATTGATCAAATGGCTAATGATTACTACAAGCGACTTGTTGCTGCTGGTATGAATGAAAGTCAGGCGAGAGATAAAGCTGATAAAGCGAAATATAGTTTGGCTGTTGAAACCACTAATTCGCTGAAAGGTGGAACCACACTGGGATTGAATACGACCAAGCAAGAAATGGAGAAAACATTAGCATACTGGGAAAATAAAAATTCTAGTAATGCTGGCGGTGGATCTATTTCAATAGGCGGAAATTCTAAAGCACCAGCAATCTCAGCACCCAATATTTCCACACCAACACCTAACATCACGAGTTCATCCGACCCTAAAAATGTACGTCTTGAAATTGCAATTGGTAATTCAAGCACCGAACTTTATGGGACTCAAGATCAGGTCAATGCAACCGAAGCACTATTTAGAGAGCTTGAGCAAGCTAAAAAGGCAATGTAATGAGACTAATACGCAAAGCAACAAATGAGACCGTTCCATTAGAGAACGGTTTTTTATGGTCTGATGAATTTGACTGGAAACCGATTGAACAAAATCAGGAACGTGCAGTTGATGGCGCATTGATCGTTCAAGAGGGCAAAAAGAAGTCAGGGCGACCAATCACATTGTCACCCACTGATGGTCAAGGATGGGTTAAACGCTCTGACCTATCAATCATTCAAAACTGGTCAGCATTGCAAGGTGAGCAGTTCACCCTGTCTTTTGAATATCCGCATGATGCCCGCCAATTTAATGTGATTTTCAATCATGGCGAGGGTGCGATTAATGCCAAACCTGTGATGGGATTCCCGACAGTATCAGAGGGTGACTATTACGAAGTCACGTTAAAATTTATTGAGGTGCCAAATGCCGATTGAGACCAATAACTTAGTTTTATATAAGTCTGAGCGTTTGACAGATACCAGTGACGGTGGTGGCAAGTATTCTGGTCAAGTTGTCATAGATGGGGAGAGTAATAATCTTTTTCCTGATGTGTCGGAACTTGATAGAACTATGGGGCGTGTATCGCTCCGTAAAATATTTCCAGCCATCAATAACAATGATACTGAATCGTTGATGGGATCAACCGTATTCATTTCAAAGAATCCTGATGATCCGAATGTATCTGCATTACTGTTCAGTACGGAAAGTCATATAGATGTGCGTTCAAGTGCGGCTAATCGGGTTGAAAACTATCTAGCAAAGGGTGGGCAGATTGCAGGGACGCCGCTAGATACTTTGTGGCAGGGCATGAAAGTTATTCAAGTTGCGATGTTTAAAACCGATACTGAGAGTAGCGTCGGCGATACCATCGTACTTGTCTCAAATGAGGGATTATCAACTGAATTTGAGCAATATGTGCGACTTACAAAAGTTGAAACACGTCTTGCAACGATGATGGTAGATGGTAGCCAAGTTGAATATAAGTTGGGTACATATTCGATTAATGATCCGCTTGAACGTGATTTTATCGGGTTATCAGCATCACAATGGTATAAAGGCTCTAAGTCGCCGACGATCATTCGCGATACGATCGTTGCAGATACGGGTAAGTATTATGCAAGTGTCAAAATTGCCGATGATGTTGCTGTAAATAGCTTTACGATCCAAGCTGCTTCAATTTTTTCTCAGTTGATTCCATCTTCACAAACCGAAACACCCTTAATTGATCTGAATGCATTAAGTGAAAATGTGGCATTGGTTGCAGGCAATAGCGCAGCGATTACAGCGCCGTTTACAACAACAGTAAATACTAGCCAGAGTTTATACATTGGCTCAAGTGTTTTACCTAGTTCAATTGCATTTACTTTGTTTGGGCAAGCTATTTCAGATAATGGCGGTACGTTGCGCACCTTATCAGGTACTCAAATCGGAACAATCGACTATCAAACGGGTCATATCGTTTGGAGCAGTGCGATTGGTACAGGAACGGCATCAATCAATATTACATTTAAGCCCGCAGCAATGCCGACTCAACCGTTTGAATCTTACGCCTTACCAGTGACCGCAAACAATCAAGGAACCAACTGGACAGGGGTATTGTTACCAATCCCTGCGCCGGGTGCGCTTAGCATTTCGTTCATGGCACAAGGTAAGTTCTATACACTCAAAGATAATGGTACTGGTCGCTTGGTTGGGGCAAGTGAGTCAATCGGTACGGGGAGCATCAACTACACAACAGGATCTTGGTTGCTGACTACGGGTGCATTGCCTGATGTTGGCACGCCGATCTTATTACTTTGGGGTACACCAATTGCAACCTTTGCCCGTGCAAACCTGAGTGTCTTGCCTGCGTCTATTGAGTTTGACTTGGGACAAGTTGCGATTGCTGCAAGTTCTGTTTTAGTTGCATGGACCTTAGATGGAGTTTCTAAAATTGCTTCTAGTAACGAACAAGGTCAATTCACAGGCGATGCCACAGGTAGTATTAATTATGCAACAGGCATTGGAAAACTAATTCCGAATAAGTTGCCGCAGAAAAACACAGTGTTTAGTTTCGAGTTTAACCACGGCGATCCAAAAACACAGACCGTTTCTGCTGTCACTCCAAATTTAAGCCAAAAACTAACATTTAATATTGGTACAGGGTCAGCGATTCAGCCGAATAGCGTGGAGCTGCAAATACCTGTATCAAGTGGTGTGGGTTCAATGGTCTTTCAAACGGTTACCTTGTTTGATGTGCCGCTTAATTCAACCACAGGTAACTTAGTTGATCGTCTTGGCAATGTGCAAGGCAGCATTACTTATGCCACGGGTGCGGTTGAAGTCACACCAATTATGAATGTCACAAGTTGGCAGACGATCTATTCACCGCAAACCTATTATACGAGTTCTTAATATGTCAGAAGCAGTTATGTTGCCTCAAGGCAGCTCAGTTCAATTAGTCGCGGCACAGTTAAAATCATTTTCTAATGTTGATGTTCAAGTAAAGTATCGCGATACATCGGGTACAAATGCTGGAACTAAGCAAGTCACTGTTTCAAAGCTTAACTTTGATTTAACACAGGGGTTTAACGAGCAAATCTTATCAGGATCAGTTCGATTTAAAGCTGGATCTGATACGTTTATTGATCGAAATGGTTTGATCTATCGCAATGTAGATCCTGCAACTGGCAGCGGCACGCAGTCAGGAACAATTCAATATGGCACAGGAATTATTGATGTTGATAGCTGGACCCCAAGTGTTGATAACAGTTTGACGTTGCAGTCTTTAACAACAACTACGGACATGCCACCGATTCAACATGTCAGTTTTCGTACGCCGACAATTCCGATTCGACCAGGTTCTTTAACTGTAGTTGCTGCAGCAATGGCAGGCGGTCAACTCACATTGACAGCCGATAATGCTGGTGTGATTGAAACGACTCAAGCACATGGGTTGATTAACTACGATACTGGCTTTGTTGATATTTACTTTTACACCAAGACTGAAATCACAAGTGGAAATCGATCATCTATTGAGGCTGAGGACTGGTACCTGCCTGCACTTGAATATGTTGAAGCGAGTAAAACCTACATCAATGTGCCTTATTGGATAGATCCAACCAGCGTTCGTTATAACGCCGTGGCTTATACTTATATTCCACTTGATTCAGACATTTTAGGATTGTCAGCAACACGTTTACCGCCTGATGGTCGTGTACCAATTTTCCGAGTTGGTGACATCGGGGTGATTGCTTCATCTAAGATGCAAGCACTACCAAGTCATGTAGCAGGTCAGACTTATGATTTGGCAGATCAGCGCATTTCTTGGTGTGAGCTAGAAGATAGCAACGGCGTAAAAGTGCCATTCGATATGTATGTTGTGGACTATGACTTCGGCAAAGTGACTTTAAGCGGTGACTTTGCATTAAACAGTTTAGTTGCACCTATCTCAGCGTCATATCGTTATCAAGACATTGGCTTGATTAATGATGTACAGATTAATGGCAGGATTGCTTTCACAAAGCCAGTCACTCATAACTATGATGCCGATAATTCGATTGTTGGATCTGTTGTTGTGGTGGGTGATATGTTCAGTCGCTACACATCGAAGTTTGTACAAGGTACATGGAACAGCACATGGGCAGATGAACCAAGCGGTGCAGCAATCACCCCTAACTATAATGATGCACTTCACCCAATTGCAGTGACGAATAAAGGCTCAATTCAGGAACGTTGGGCGATCGTTTTCACTGACACGACAAACTTCAGAATCATCGGTGAGGTGTCGGGGCAGATTGGAACTGGTGATGTAAATGCTGATTGTGCACCAATCAATCCTATTACCAGCGCACCTTATTTTGTGGTGAAAAAAGAGGGTTGGGGAACGGGTTGGGTGTCAGGCAACGTTCTTCGCTTTAATACGGTTGCTGCAATGTATCCGCTTTGGTGTATTCGTACAGTGAAGCAATCAGAGCCAACTACTTTGAGTGATAACTTCCAGATTATGTATCGTGGTGACATCGACCGAGTTATCTAAATGAATTAACCCAAAGGGCTGCATGTGCAGCCTTTTTTATTGAGTATAAGAAATGGTCGCAAGTACAGATATTAAGTTTTATGTGCATACCAATACCAATGCACCGCAATTAATCAACAATTTCGGCTGTATGATTGATGTGCTAGATGCCTGTTTAGTGAATGGTTTTGGATCGCAAACGGTTTCAACATTGACGGCAGTCGGAACAACAGTCACAGCCACTTTTGGTTCTGCTCACAACTTTATGCAGTATCAGGTGATCAAGATTGCGGGAGCGACACAAACCGAATACAACGGTGAGTTTCGTATTTTAACCGTGCCGAATGCGAACTCGATTACGTTCCAACTGGCTGCTGTGCCCAGTGTGACCACAGCCACAGGTACAATAAGTTGTTCCTTACCCCCGATTGGTTGGCTAAAACCATTTAGTGGTACAGGCAAAGCAGCATATCGCTCAGCAAATACATTACTTGCATCACGTCCATATCTTCGGGTGATTGATGCGCTTGATGCCGCATATACATCAACTTATGTGAAATATGCAAAGGTCGGTATTGTTGAAGATATGACGGATATCGATACGATGCTTGGTGTTCAGGCTCCGTATGATAGTGCAAGTCCTAACAAGAACTGGGTAGGCACAGGAAGCGGAACAAGTGGTGTTAATGGGTGGGCACGTTGGTATTATGCAGCAAGTGGGGCTGTATATAGTGGATTGATTAACTCACAAACACCAGCCGCAGGGAACCGCCAATGGTTGCTTGTAGGAAATAGTGATTATTTTTATATTCTCCCAACTTCAACAGTTCCATCAGCAGCTGTGAACACGCAACATGCGTCAGCGTATGGATTCGGTACATTTAAGTCGCTGCTAAATGCTGATAATAGTTGTACTTTCCTACAATCGCACCTAACTCTGAGTAATAACAGTGCAACTGTAAGTGTAAATTTTGGTCTGGTTTCTTCAACAGCGAGCAGTACATTATTATTACTCAGGGATTATGCACAAAGCGCCAATTATAAAACTGCAAATTGTTTGTCTCTAAATTCAGACACAGCTGGAAGCGGTGTTAATAACGTAATTGGTGCATCAACATTAACGAATACAGCACCTTTTGCACCAGTGTTTATTAAAGAAGATGCAACGAATGTTTTGCGCGGGCAAATCAAGAACTTATTTTGGCTGTTTCAGCGGAACCCGTATTCAAACTTTCAATTGATCGAGAAAGATGGTGCGCTTTATATCGCTGCATTTATCGCATCAACTTCAAATCTAGGTCAGATCGTTTTGAAAATTGGAGATTTATGATGCTTTTAGGTCTTGAAGTTAAACAAGCGATTTGTCCAAGTGATCTCATATTAACAAGTGATATTGGGTTAGCAATAAAAGGACAAGTCAAAGAGCTGAATATCCCATTTCCTTGTCGTGTAAGGCTTTTTGAAAGATTATCTGGGCGATTAATTAATGAAGTCTTAACTGACAATTCTGGTAATTATGAATTTAATCATTTGACTGCAAACAAGTTCTTTACTGTTGCTCATCATCCTTTAAATCAATATAACGCAGTCATTGCTGACTTAGTGGTGCCAAAATGAGTGTAATCCCATCAATGGCAGCAGGCTTAGCCCAATTACAAGCCTTAGCCAACTTCTTAGATACGGGTAGCAGCAATGCTACTTTTTCATTTTATAAGGGTACAAAGCCCGCAAATGTGACAGTTGCAGCTAATCCAAGTAATAAGCTAGTCACGATGAATCTACCAGAGCCATGCTTTAAACAACTCAATGTAGACAGTATAGAGTTATATCCAACGGATACCGCAACAGTAACTCAAGCAGGCACAGCAACATGGGCGCGTTTATATAACGGTAACGGTGATGCTGTGGCGGATTTTGCGGTGGGTACGGATATTACTTTAGCAAATCCAAATCTAGTTCTTGGCAGTATGTTAATGATTAATTCAATTGTGCTTAGACCATCGACTTAAAGAGGTGTGCATGTGTCAAACTACATTCCACCTGATAGCCATGCTACAAACCTAAATTTCAAAGAAGCTATAGGCGCGGTTGATGCGCATAATGTTGTTTTGAGTTTTGGAGATGCTGCGGACGTAAATTTAGCGAGCATTGATGCTCTAATTGCAACTGGATTTAATGCTGAAATAAGCACTGATAGTTTAATCCAGTTTGGTTCTATTGATGCGGTGATGAATACCAGTTTTGCTGCACATATCGGCGCACATTCTGATCTTAATTTCGTACTTGGACTTAATCATTTAAGTGGTTTTAGTTATCAAAAAGCCTCACCTGCATTAATTGAAAGTCATGTCAGATATGGAAAAGCAAGATTTAATGCGCATAACAGCGCCTTTATTTTTGAGCGCGGATTAGGTCTATCCAATGCTGTGATGACAAGCTTTGATAAAACTCAGCAGCTACAGCGAGCAGTCCGTTCTGTATTTGAAGAAACAACAGGATTGTCCAGTGATTTAAACTTGGTTTGGCAGGAAAACGATAAAAGATTCATTGCTCGAACTCTTGTTTTTGAAGAATCTGAAAAGCTACTGATCAATCGTCAAAACACATGGGATGAAATGATTAGAAAACGTAAGAAATTTACGTTTAATCATGAAGTCGCAGAGGTATTTGAAAAGCGGTTTACATTCGAGCATGACAAAGGTTTGGAGCTGGTCACAACGGATTCAATCGCGTGGGAAGTGGGTAGAGCTGTTTACTATCGCAAATCATCTATCGATCCAATTGTACCACAACCAAAGCCTGAATATGTCGGTAGTACAGACTTAAACTTTGTGTGTCTATGTCACGACATTGATTCGCATAATGTAGTTTTAAATTTTGGTGCTGATGACTGTATTCCCAATTTAGCAGCCGTTGACTGGTGGTATATCGTGAATGATTTAAAAGTAACTCGTTTAGACAACGGGCAAGAAATACAGGTCAACAATGGTGACTATCGTTGTGACCGTAGTTCGTGGTGTTGGTCTTACAATCTCACTATTCCATTTTATGAGAAATCAAAACTTGACCCAGTGGGCGGTCAGCCTGTGATTTTACAAATCATGGTCAACGGTAATGAGCATCGAATGTTGCTAGAGAACATTTCACGTTCTAAACAGTTCAGTAAAGATGTTTATAAGTTATCTGGACGTAGTCCAACTGCTTTGCTTGATGCGCCATATTCGCCAACTCGTTCTTTTACCCAAGAGAATGAGCGTACATCGGTGCAACTGGTACAAGCTGAACTTGACCGAGTAAATAGCGATATCGTGTTGAATTGGGAATTGATTGATGCGCTTGGTTGGGTACTACCTGCAAATAGTTTGAGCTATTCGAATTTAACCCCGATTGCTGCAATTAAATTGATCGCAGATGCGGCTGGTGGCTTTATCTACAGTGAGCCGAATAGCAATACATTGACAATCAAGCCAAAGTACAAAAAGACTTTTTGGGATTCGATTGCAGTTAATGAATACGATCGTGTGATTCCTGAATCAGTTGTAACGGATCTCTCCACTGATTACACAATGTATCCTGATTATAACGGGGTCTTTTTAACAAATGACCGTAACGGCGATACTGGTCAAGTCAAACGTGTTGGGACTGTAGGTGATGTACTGCAAGAGTCGATCAATAGCCCGTTGCTGACATCGACTACAGCGATGCATAGCAAAGGACGAGAAGTTTTAGCAAAAGCGGGTATGGTTGAAACACATAGTTTATTAATGCCCATTACGCAAGAAATTGGTCAGTGTTTACCGAGTGAACTAGTTGCATTTAATGGCGATTGGTGGGGAATCACTGACGGTGTAAGCGGATCATTTAGTTATGAAAAGGTAACGCAAACTGCATCAATAGAGAGGGTGAATCGTGAGTAATGCATTATCAAGACTTTTGGATTTATTCCCTAAAACGCCTGAATTTATTGCAACAGTGCAGAGTGCAGATCATCCAAACTATAAAGTTTTAGTTGTGGATGGTACGGGGCTTGTGCTGTGTACCAGTTCAACAGTTTTTAATGCGGGAGATCGAGTGTACATCAGTGGAAATGAAATAAAACGAAGTGCACCCACGGGTGTTGTGTATCAAATCGAAGTTTAACTTTAAAACATAAATATAGCCGCCATTTTAGGCGGTTTTTTATTATCTGGAGAAATAGGAATGCAAGAAAATACAATCCCGTGGGTGATTAAAATCTTTCCAGCCGTTGTAGGGGCGGTTCTTGCTCTTGTGCTAAGCGGGGATATTGACGCAAACGGCAAGATTCAAGTTTCACCGGGGGTCATTACTAAATTCGTTTGTAGTGTCACAGTTAGCTTGTATGGCGGTTCAGCATTTATAGAGCATTACGGTTTTCTAGAATCAACAACTATGTTCCAAGGCTTCATCATGTTGATGTTTGCCGTGTTCGGTTTGCTGTTTATCGGCATTGCATATCAATCTATTGCGCTATTAAAAGGCAAGTCAATATCTGCTGTGATTGCAGAAATTAAGTCTGCATTTGTTGCAATTATCAGTGGTAAGGGTGGTGATCAGTGAGCAAGATAATAACTATCACAGCAGGGCATAGCAATACAGATTCAGGGGCAGTTAATGGCAGTGATCGTGAAAGTGACATCGCCCAAGATATGCGGAATATTGTTGCGCATTATCTGCGAGCCAAAAGCATCAATATTAGAACTGATGGGGAAGGCAAAGGAAATGTTTCGCTCAATGAAGCAGTCAAGCTCATCAAAGGATCAGCAATAGCAGTTGAGTTTCATTGCAATGCTGGTCCAAAATCAGCAAAAGGCGTTGAAGCACTTGCTCAGCCAAAAGACAAACTAATTTCTCAGAAACTTTGTAGTGCTGTTTCATCTGTTATGGGTAGTGTGGTTCGTGGAGATAAAGGTTGGAAGCCTGAAAACTCTGGACAACACTCTCGTCTGGCATATGTTAGTAATGGCGGCATCATTCTTGAACTATTTTTTATCTCAAATGATGAAGAGCTAAAAATCTGGAAAGATAAGAAGTGGTTGATTGGCAAAGCTGTTGCTGACGTATTATCCAACCATATCTCTTGAATTTTAACGAAATGCAAAAGCCCTCTAATGAGGGCTTTTGTTTGCTGCTTTCTTAGTTAATTCATCAGTTGGCAATGTAAGAATATCCAAAGCATCCTGTATATCACTTGCAGTCAATAACACTTCTGACATATTCACCCATCCGCACGTTCAAGAATTTTACGAACTGTTCCACGATTCATGTGCACCAATTCAGCAGCTTTGGTAATATTGCCGTGAGTTTTGATCAAGGCTTTCTGAATCACAACGTTTTTAATATGCCTGATAAGATGTTTTACTTCGCCATTTTCGATAGCATTTTCAATATCTTTTTCTGTTAATACTGTGCCCATGCCCTTAAATGCTCCCATTATTCACCTCCTACTGCTTCACATCATGATTAACAGAATCAATGCCAATCTGAGCAGCCAGACAACTAGCTTCATGCTTATAAAACTCAGCCATTAGAGCGTGAGTGTTTAACAAGATTGTTTTGACTCCATTTAGCCCCAATGCTTTGCTACGATCTATAGCAAGATCAGCATCAATATAGAAGCGAACATCCTTAAACTCATAATGCTCGTCAGATATAATCACGTGTGTTTCGCTATTCGCTTCCGATAATTCAATCAGTGCGTATGGTTTTTGGTGCTTAAATGTCATCTTTTCCACCAAATTCATCAAATGGCAAGTATGCCTCAATCTCATCAATCGTTAGGATTGTGCCAATTTCATCCCATAGCGTAAAAATTTCGACTTCAACATCACCATCTAAGCCCGTCCCAAAAGTAGCGATGTGATAATCATAAACACCGTCATCAATTGCCACTGGAATGACAGCCAAGCTGCCAATTTTAGGCTTCACATTTTTATCTTTAATCCACATATTATCCACCGTTTGAAAACCATCTAAGTACAATTTAAAAGGGCTTGCAAAACACTCTGACACAGCAAAAACAACCTTATTACTACCATAAAAAGCCTGAGTTCTATCTTCACTTACGTCGAACTGCTTAACACCGCTTTTCGCCAATTCGTAAATCTTCTTATAGTAGGCTTGGCCCCCCTTAAAATTAGAAAACCATAATGGGGTATCTCTCAATTCGAGTAGGCTTTTTGCTTTAGTCCAATTTTTAGCATCGGCATAGTCCTCTGCAATAATCAGGTTGTAGTGGTCACTGCCATCCTTTACTTTTTTATAGACATATAATCTCGCCATTACACCTCTCCAAAACTATCAACCACGCCAATCGACAGACCAAACACACTTTCAAAAGCCTTATCAAATTCACCACTTGCGATGAACTGGTCGATGCAGTTTTTAGGCTTTTGATGCTCCGCGATATAACTACTCAGCACGTGATAATACAAATCAGCATTGCAATTAATCTCAAGAACTACACCAGTGCCATTGTTCACACGCTGTCTTAAAGTTGCTTCTAGCTTACGAACAAAGCCGCTATGCAAGTGATGTGACTCACTCGCAATGTGATATAAAACGCCTGTTTCGCCAGCATCCAAAACCAAATTAAAAGGCTTCTCTTTGTACAACTCGTCAATGATGAAGTTAGCCACCGCAATGTTTGTTTGCTGTATTTCAGTCATTTAACCCAACCCCATAAACCATTTTTCTAACACCCATCACGCCACCTTTCCAATATTCTGACTTTTCACATAAAGCTTTGCTAAAATCGCAACGGTTTCCTTTGTTTCAGGTCGCTGCAATTCTTTAAACTTGCGGTTCATTGTAAGCAATTCAGCACGGCTTACCAACATTAAATTATCCAATCGACAATCGGTTTTAATGCCGTTTTTAAAGATTAGTGCGTGACCACTAGGGATAGGGCCATTAGCTTTTTCCCATAGGTATTTATGCTTGAGTTTCATTTGACGCTCACCCTCAAACTTGCACTCGATGTAACCATCTTTCGTGACGTACTCATGACCCACTGGTGCCGCTGTATGAGGAACATTGCCTTTTTTCCATATGGTTTCAGGGCTTGGCTTATAGCCTTTCATGCCCTTATTCCAAGTAACATGACCTTTTTCCAAGCGACCAGTGCGGCCAGTTTTAGCACCAATTCTGATACAGTGAGCCTTTATCTGATCCACATTAACACTCACACCAAACTCAGCATTAAAAAGCTCGGTTAATTCCTTGCGGGGCATGGTTGTATGCTTAATCAAAAAGGCATCCATTTTTGGCGTGTATTTAAATTTCATTTAAACCTCGACATTCATATCGCCAAGCGCAATACATGGGGCTTGTTGTTCTCGGTTTAAGCCTTTGTATTGAGCAACCAGCTTAACCGCATCCAATTGAGTAGCGTGTGCCTTGATAATCTCGGTACTAATGCCTTGAATTGTTTGAGCGCGTTTAACCTCAGTTTCAAGCTCATCTTTATTAGCCTTTGACAAACGCTCTAACTGGTCAAAAAGATGCTTGTTTAAATCTTTTAATGTACTCATCACGCCACCTTCAAACTTTCTAAAAATTCTTTGCCATTGTTTAGATACTGCTTTAAAAATGCTTTGTATCTCTGCTTCATCGGCTTGTTCATCCGACCTGTGTAGTCCATTTCTAAGCGCTCTTTTGCATTGAAATACTGGACTGATGTTAGTGTCCGCTTGCCTTTAAATCCGCATTTAATCAGCCAATTTTCAAAGCAAGTGAGAATGTTTTTGCTCACCATGTCATCACCACCAACATTGCCAAAATTACAAGAAAAGCCATGCCTATTTTGAATTCTTTCATGCTGCCACCTTTACCTTGCCACGCTCAGCAAAGAGCTTTGCGTAATACTCCTGACAGTGCGGAATCTTGTCTTTGATCTTCTGAATAACCGATTCGTCACGCTCGATAACCACAGTCGTTTTGCGCTCTCGAATATCAATCTTTTCTACCAAGTGAACCAGTTGATCTATGTCATCCCAGTCTTTTAATAATTCAGGCGGGCAAGGGAATAGCCAAAAATCAATATTTGCCACTTCACAGTCATACAGCCACATGTACCCCTGCATCTGCACGTCATAGCCTGCCTTTTTGACCTTTTCCATCGCTTCATCTGCAAAGAAAGGATGTGTGCCAATATCCCAAGTGACCTTTGTGTCGATAATGAGTTTTCGCTCAAGATCAAGCACATCGCACTCACCAGTGATTAACTCATTTTCAACACGACCAACGTGTTTTTGGTAATTACGAAAACGCATCTTGCCCGACATTTCAATCGCTAAATCTTCGAGTAAATTACCTTTTTGTGTGTACTGATTGCCCGTGAATGAGCGAAAGCCGTATAGGTCCTCTTTCACAATGTCACGGATTGCAGACTTTGCTGTGTCGCTGATGACAGCCGCTTTAGAGCGACCATCACCAATAAGTTTATGTAGGGATGAACAACGGAATAGTTGCATCACTGAGCCTCCACCGCTACATGTTGCGCATCCGTCAATGTGTAACCATCCAAGATATAAGCCTTATCAATTGCACCAGCGTTCAACTGCTCAAGCGCTGCATTAAACTCATCATCATTCAGTGTTGGTTTTGGCGGCTCTAAATCTGCAACTGATTCGCTATGGTCGATGTAGTCAAACTCATCCTTATCCACATCACGGATGATTGCCTGATCTGCCATCTGTGCTTTTTGCATATCAATTGAAAGCGGTGCAATTGATAA